ATGGGTGCATGAGGTGTTGGGTGTTGGAACAGTCGGAGAGAAAAGATATAAAACCAAATACACCGTTGGTTGGAAAAAACAATGGCGTTGGCGTTGTCAATTTAGAGACGCATACTTTGTATCTTGTTTAATATGGCCTTGGTCTCACACAAAATTAGAAAAGATTCAACAGATAATAAAACACTATGATCCTGGGACATGCGGAACCTATGATAAAATAGTGGACCTACAAAAATACAAAGAGAGGATGTTACATAATGACGTTTGAGTATGGTTTAGGTATGTTTGGTTATAACATGATCTGTCTGATGATAGGTTTAGTTATAATATACATAGTGATAAGGAATCTTAAATGACAACAAAATCAGAAATAATTTATAAAAGTAAAACAAAAAATTTAAGATCTTTATTTGATAAGAAAGGTAATGAGTTACCCATTTATAATGATATCTTAGATAAATTTACCACTGATGAAAGAGCTTATTACGCTGGCATGATTGATGGTGATGGTAGTATAAGTTATGCAAAACGTAAAAATAGACCAGGTAAAAGATTAAAAATAGTTTTAGAATTAAAAGAAGTTAACGCCGAACCTTTGGCAGAATTAGCTAACATATTTGATCTTAGTGTTAGAAGAAAAATTTATTATGATACTAATACAAATACTAAACCTAGTTTAATGTGTGAATTTGGAAAAGCAAAAGCTGAAATTTTTTTAATAATGATATATCCACATTTATTAGAAAAAAAAATGTTGGTCAAAAATATATTAACAGATTTAAAATATCCTGCAGAATATTTAACTAACGATAAACAATTCTCTTACGCTTATTTAGCTGGTTATACGGATGCTGAAGGATGTATAACATTTAAATTAAGACATCAAAAAGGTTGGAAAGGTAAAGGAATTACAAGCAATTATAATTGTTCTTACAGACTAACCTCTAATAATTTTGGCCATCTTGCTTATCTTAAAAATCAGTTAGAAGAAAAAGGATATAAATTTAACAAAGATCAAATTTTAAATTATAAAAACGTAAAACAAAGAGAAGGTAGAAATCCTGATAAATGGAAATCAACTAAAGTTTTAATTATAGGTGGTTGGGAACAATTAAGTAGTCTTTACAAGTCTTTGTTAAAATATTCTAAAATAAATAACAAAAGACAATTAATGAAAAGAACTCAACAATATCATAATCTTATTTATACTGCACTGCCGAGGTATCATGCAAAAAAATAATTGTTTTGTATATCCAAAAACGGTTCGTGAATCTGTGGAAGGTATACGACACTACGATGTTGGTAAAGAAAAGTTACCGAGTGTTACGACCATACTCAAAGCTACAGAGTCCGAGGAGAAACGACAAAGCTTAGCGAACTGGGCAGCGCGGATCGGGGAGAGTGCTGCAGAGAAAATCAAAGATGAGTCTGCGGCGCGCGGAACGGCGATGCACAAGATACTTGAGAAATATATTTTAGAGCAAGGTTATTTAGACCTGACCAATGTAGGAAAGCAAGCACACAATATGGCTCTGCAAGTAATCCAAAAAGGACTATGTAATGTTTCAGAATATTACGGCACAGAATGCACGTTATATTACCCGGGTCTATACGCAGGACAAACAGATTTAGTGGGTGTTCACAAAGGACAGGACGCTATCATGGACTTCAAACAAACTAACAAACCAAAGAAAAGAGAATGGATAGAGGATTATTGCCTACAATTAGCAGCGTATGCTATGGCACATAATTTTATCTACAAGACACAGATAACAAAAGGTATTGTTATGATGTGTAGTAAAGATAACTTTTATCAGGAGTTTGTAATTGAAGGGTTGGAATTCCAAAAATATAAACATAACTTTTTAAGGAGGGTTGATGAGTATTATAAAACAAGATCAAAGAAGGCTGGATAATATAGCAAAAGCTTATTGGAAAACATCTGGAGAAGTAAGAGAGATGTGGGGCCGTAAATGGTACGAATTAGTAAAAATAATAGGAAGGAAATTAGATGAGTCTAAGGTTGAGAGATCTACAACAAATTCTAGACAAATTCACTAACGGCAACAAAGGCACTGCCATATCTGATTGTTTCATTTATATGGAAACAGATAATGGCCAACTTGCTGAAGTGGGTAGAATAGAATTACAAGAAAGCAGATTAATAGGTAAAATTAATAGCTCTGCCGCCTGGCGTGTAGTTTTAAAACAAGATAAAAAATTTATTAACTTACAATCTACAACATATAAACAAACATGATAAAAAATCCCTTGGGAATGGGGTGGAAGCGAGAGTGGAAGCCCCAAAGAAAAACAACGAAAAAACTAGTAATACAGAGTAAAAACATAACTCCTAGGCAATGGTCCATACTTGTTTTAGAATTAAACTTAATACGTAAAGCCTGGAAACCTTATGCAAAAGTAGAAATAATAGGTCCTGGTGTCAAAAAGATAGTAAAACATGGAACAAGACCTTACAAACTTTAGAATTATTCTAATCTGTGCCAATGTATAGTAGAATATTTGAGCAAATTTTTTTTTCAGTGATAAAAAAAAACTGGTGGCACACGTGGCACACCCCTTTTTTGAGCTATTATCGTTGGTATAAGCCAATAATAGTGTGCCAAAGGCCTTGGCACAGCCTGGAACAGGCAGTATTGTTGACCAATATGTTAAATAAGCTAGGTTTTACAACAACTATTTCAGAATGTACTCGACGCGCGCGACCTTTTTTGTTTTTTAAAAAACTTTTTTGCCCAAATATTCCACTTATAGTATAAGATCTCATGCCTAGACAACTCAAGAAATCAAAGTACAAATCAGTCGTTATCAAAAAGAAACGATATTACTTTTACAAAATCACCTGGGTTGATATCACGGGTGATTCTTCGCATGCAGATTTACATACAGCATTAGGTATGATGCCATCTGTGATGATTACTCATGCATACTTACTTTGCAAAGATAGAAAGAATGTTAGAACGTTTGCATCTTATGAAGAAAATGATGAATTGTTTAGTGATAGAAATGTATTTCCAAGAGGATGTGTGTTAAAAATGGAAAAAATAAATGAAAAATAAAACCTTGACTAAGAATATGCCTAACGTAAAATGGCATGCAATACCACCAGTGCGTGGTCCTAACCCACAAGGAGTAAATTATGGGAATAATAAGAAAAATAATGGTAAAAGCCCACGAGTTATATTGCCAAGCAAACGAGATAACTAATCGGATTCAGGGTTTGACTCTTTTGGCAATTCTAATTCTTCTAGCTTTATCTCTTCAGGCGTAATATTAATAATTTCTTTGTTGTCATCTATAATCTTTTTAAGTCTATCTTTGATTTCAGATGCTGACATGTTGTCAACATTACCTGTCATAACAAGCTTTTGATCAACGTAAAGTCCACCAGCTTTTCCACGTGCAACTTCTGCATTCACTGCAGCTGACCACGCTCCTTTTGCAAGTGCCTGGTTTCTAATCTGTGCTAGCTCTGATATGTGTTTCTCAAAACTAATCCCATATTTTTCTTGCACCTCTGCTCTTAGTTCTCCTATGTATTTAACTACCAAAGGAGATATTTTTGGGTTTCTTAATTCTGATGCAGCTTGTCTTGGTCTAGTTTTATAACCTGCCTGAAAGGCTGCTTCTGCAGGAGATAATCTACCCTCATTGTAAACTAATAATTCTGCAAATTTTATCTGTCTCTCTGTTAATTTAGCTGGGACTCCCATAATGTTTGACTTATATCGTAATCTATCGTATCAGTCAATTGTGAGACTAATACTAATATTTATATTGTTATCTGGATGTGCAAGAGACTTTGACATCAATCCAACTACTACAATTGTAAGACAACTTTTTAAGGCTTCGTACGATGAAACCAGAGTCAAAACTTTGGCAAAAACTGAAGAAAAATACACCCAAAATTCAATGGACTAGACTGGAATCCTGGAGTAGTTTTGGTACACCAGATCTGTTGGGATACCATGATAATTGTGGTTTTTTCATGGTTGAGTTAAAGATTGCAACAGGCAAAAAGATACACTTTTCTGCACACCAAAAACTATTTCATCTGACCAGAAAGCAACGTAACTTTATCCTACTCGAAGAGGCCTCTTCCTCTTCGATAAAACTTTATGAAAGTTCCTCGATCCTCGGTCTGCTTGCAGACTATCGTGAAGTACCTTCCCTCGCAGAAGATGATTGGACCTATATC